TGGATTGTCAGGTTTACGAATTAATAACCAATTTTTTTTTAATTCCTTTGGTATAACTATTCCTACATATTTTTCATTTCCTCTTATTGGATAAGGCATATCAATGCTATATAATTTACCTCTACCATTATCTCCTTCTTCAAGTAAATTAAATCTTGTACCGTTTTTTGATAAATTACAGCCACCATCATAAATAGTTGATACAGTAAGTACTCTTTCCCCGTTTGGAAGAAGTTTATTTATTGATTTTTCTCTACCCATAGCATTATCAATAATGTATATTTGAGGATTACCATTACCAGGATTAATCGTTTCTTTCCATTTTTCTTCCCAGTTTTTATTTGTAGTTTCTATCATTTTCAATTTATTTAAATTATGCATTAATACTAAGAAACCACATATTAAACTGTTTTCTATATTATTCTGACTTTTATCCCATATTTCAAATATTTTACTAGTAAAAGAAATAAAATGAATTTGTATTGGAGTTTTTGTTTTAAGTTTATTTTCCATTTCTACAAATTCAGCTTTTAACCTTTTTACTGTTTCTTCTGTCTTAGTTCTTAGATTATCCCTTATATATTTATTTTTTTCTGAATTTAGATCATGAGTCTTGTCACAAGATAATAATAATCTAAAGAGTATTGAAAATAATTCTGCATATTGTAAATCAATAATATATGTTGATTTGGTTTGAATTTCAAAACATAATGTTTCTCTCTCTATATTAAAAGATGTATCTCTACTAAAATCTCTTCCCATTATATTATTATCATTTACAATAGCTACATAACCGCATATATCCCTACCATCATTGTCCCCACCATTTTCCCCACCATTGTCCCCACCATTTTCCATACCACCATTGTCCCCACCATTTTCCCCACCATTGTCCCCACCATTTTCCATACCACCATTTTCCCAACTACCTTCATCATATTTTGCTTTAAAAAAATAAATACTACCACGTCGAACATCACCACCTTGATCATACGTATTTGCTGTCATAAATGATATTAAATTATCAACCCAATCAATAAAATAACCCAATTCTAATTGTTTTACATCACCCAATTTTAATTGTTTTGCAGCGTTTTGATGTTTAATGAGTTTTGCTCTAATTTCCTTTTTTAAATAAGATGAAAAAAATGGAATTTGATTTATTATTATTTGTTTATTATAGCGAGGATTTCTCTCAGGATGTATATCATATTCATGACATTTTTTTAATATAGCATTATTACAACATTCCATATAATAACTAATTGCATTTAATTTTCCTAAAACTTCAATAGAAGTAATGGAACCATCAATTATACCTATATCATCAAGAATTTTAATTTTCTCTGTATCATCAACTGTTTCAAGGTACATACTCCTCCTCATATATCTTAAATATCCTTCATCATATGTATAAACTGTTCCTGAAAGACCTGAAAGACCTAAATGACTAAATTCTACATCTTCAGGATTAAAAACAGCACCACCCTTAAATGAATATATTTTTTTAAAAGAATGTTTTTTCTTTAAAATTTTATTTTTTGTTATATTTTTCTTTAAAATTTTATTTTTTGTTATATTTTTCTTTAAAAATTTATTTTTTGTTATATTTTTCTTTAAAAATTTATTTTTTGTTATATTTTTCTTTAAAGATTTATTTTTTGTTATATTTTTCTTTAAAAATTTATTTTTTGTTATATTTTTCTTTAAAAATTTATTTTTTATATTTTTCTTTAAAGATTTATTTTTTGTTATATTTTTCTTTATTGACATTATATTATATATATATAATATAAAATATAACTATAGTTCGTATATCTTCTTTATAAAATATTTTTTTTACATTTTTGAAAATTTAAAACTCCTACTTTAACTATGTTCTTATTTTTACATTATTTTTATAAGCACCTTAAATATACAAGTTTTTGGTATTTATCTATAGATCTTTGCACATTTAGAACTCCGATTTTCTTATAAATTTTTATTTTACTGAATAAAAAAATGGTTTATTATGTTTAAATAATATTCTTTGTGATAAATGTAGTCATATGTTACGATATATAAAAAAAATAATCTAAAGTATTTGAATAATAATCTGTATTATAATATTATACCATTACACATAATAATCTTTTTATGTGCCTACAAGGACATAGACAATTATTATTAATTACTTTTAAACTTTGGGTATCCCAATAATCGTATATTGTTGAAGGTGTATTATATTGATGTTTTTCACAACATTTACAAGGTTTTAAAAAATTGAAAATATCTTTACAAAATTTTAAATTTGTTTTTAACTTTATGTAATTTTCCATTATTTCATGATTATCATAATTATATAAAATAGTCATTGGTCTATTTCTATTTTCTATTTCTAGAAATTTATATATAAATAAGTTAACATTATTTATACGATTAATACAATTTTTATTTTTATGATCTATATATTCATATATTATATAAATAATTTCATTTGGAATTCTTCTTTTAAGATGATAAGGTATTATTTCCATTTTAATTATTTATTAAATAATATTTTAAATCAATTTTATAATCCACTTGACCCAAAACCATTTTTACCTCTTTCTGTTATATTTAAATTATCAACCAATACAACATAGAAAGGTTCTAATGTATTTGAACATATTTGCAATAATCTTTGGTTTTTAACAATTTTAGTATTACATTTACAATCAAAATACGCACCTATATTTCCTCTATAACCACTATCTATTATACCTACATTATTTGCAAGTCTAAAATTTGTTTTTGAAATACTTGACCTGGGATATAAATAAAATGCTGTTGGTTTATAATTCTTGAATTTATTATCTAATTTATCATCCTTTTCTTTAGAAACTTCATACATTGCACACGATATTTTATAATCAATAAAATAGGTTGGTTTATCAGTAATACATTCTACAGGGTTTAATAAATCAAAACCAGAATCCATATAATCGTTATTTTTTAATTTTTCATTATGTTCATCCACTTTTTTTTGATATTCTTCTTTTAATTTATTATCTTCAATACAGATATACAAAATTTTATTCATTAATGTATATAATATTAATTTTTTATATTACTTTTTATATATGCTTACGTATTTTATTGTATTATTTATTATTATTATTATTATATATACAAATATTTATAAAGACATTGACCCTATTTTAGAGACAAAAATTAAAATTTTTAATACTATTTCTATTTTTTTTATTATATTATTATTATATTTGTCTATTTTACACGGGTTTAAAAATGGTCTTTTTAAAACATTTATTATTTGGTGTATTTTCGTTATTGCAACACCTATACCAGAAGCAGGACTACTTGTTTCGATTCCTTTAAAAAGAATGTTAAATATTGAATTAGCTATAAGTCAAATAATGTTATCAATAATTGCTTTATTTTGTATTTTTTATTCTTATATTTATTTTAAAAATTATTTGAATAAAGATACTTATGGTAAATTTATTATAAAAATTATTGAATTTGGTGAGTTTTCTATTTTTATATCTTCTATTATAGCATCTATATCTATGTCATATATAATTGATATTTTTCTTACACATATACTTATAAAAAAAATTAATTTTATTACTTATAAAAATTTATTTGTTTTAATTATTTTTGTATTTTCATTTTTATATTTTTTTTATTCTTTAAATAAAATTTATAATGTTACTAAATTACCATTTTCATCTATATAATAAATTTTTTTTACTTTGTAGTTTTTTTTTTTAGATATTATATCAATACTTTTTATACAATTATCACAACATCTACTCTTTATTAATATTGTTCCTGTTTTATTTGTTGTTAATACAGCCAAATTTATTTCTTTCTCTTTTTTTTGTTTCGGTAATCTTAATAACGCGTCTACTTCGGCATGTATTGTTCCATGTTTTTGTGTTGTCTCATATTTATTTATTCCAGCGTTGTAAAAGACAATACCTTTTATCTAATACTAAGCACGCCATATATGCTCTTCCGTTATTAGCATTTGAAACTTTTCCTCTTTTCGGAGCATATTCTTTCATCATTGAAATTACAATTTCTTCCTTTTTTAACGGCATTTAATACATTATACATTATTTTTTTTTATAAATCAATTTTTAAAAAATAATGTATTATATTTTTCATATTTTTCTGTATTTATATTTATATTATAATCGAGTAAATTCAAATATTCAATTTCTAAATTATTTAAATCTTCTAAACTAATACCACCTATTCTAGACCAATATAAATTACTATAATAATCATCGTCGTAAAATTTAGAAAATATCATTATACTTATTAACAATAATCTATGTATATTATATATTGTTAATTTTATAATTCCTTTATCTATTAATATTTTTAGATTTATGTAAGATGATAAATAACATACATTATTACATTTTGAATAATTATATATTCTTAACATATAATCTTTTATACTTATTTCTGGTATATATATACAATCAAACCTTTTTGATATTTTTGGGGGTTTTATTTTTTTTTCTTTTTTAAACATCAATATATTATATGGAGTCATAACCATTGTAAAATCCATTATTTTCAAATAATCTATTTTATTTTCAAATAATACTATATTATTTTCTTGTAATAGTTTTTCATATATGACAGATAGGTTATTAATTATCAATTCCATTACTATTTTTTTATTTTCTTTTATTGTTTCAATTTTATTTTTTCAATTTATTAATCAACTTTTTCCATTTCATTTGTCTCTTCTTGTGCCTCTTCTTGCGTCTCTTCTTGTGTCTCTTCTTGTGCCTCTTCTTGTACCTCTTCTTGTGTCTCTTCTGAATACCCCATTCCAATTTCTAGAATATTATATAATTTTTTTGTAAAATTATTCGTATCATTAATGGTAAATCCAGACGATAAACAAGCAATATCATATAAAAGATAAACTAAATCTTTTAATTCATCCTCGTTACGATTATTTTCTAAATTTTTTTTCAAACTTTTAACAATATTATGATCTTTATTAATTTCTAGGATCTTCTTTGATGTCTGTACCATTTGATTGTTTAATGCTTGTGCCTTCATAATACGTTCCATATTTGCAGAAATACCATAAGAACCTGAAACAAGACAACAAGGTGAATCAACAAATCTATTACTTAAAACTACCTTTTCTACATTATCGTTTAGATATTCTTTCATCTTATTACATAATAGGTCGTCGGTTTCATTTTTGTCTTCTTCTTTTTTTAATTCTTCTTTTGTAACTGATAAAAATTCATAGTCTCCATATTTTTTAAAGTTATTCATCATATATTCATCAATTGTATCTACTAGATATAGAACCTCATAACCCTTTTTATTTAATCCTTCTAAAAATACTGAATTATTTACAAACTCAATACTTTCTCCAGTAATATAATAAATCTTATCTTGTCCTTCTTTCATATCTCCAATATATTGTTCAATTGATTTTAATTTATTACTTTTATTCGTATAAAATCTTAATTGTTTTCCTAACTTTTCTTTAATGTCATCACCTTCTTCGTATACACCTAATTTTAGATTTTTTGAAAAATTATTATAGAACCCATTATAAACCTCTTCATTACTAGACATTTCTTCTAATAATTCAATTGTTTTTAAAATAATCTTCTTCTTCATTATCTTAATCATCCTATTATGTTGTAATATTTCTCTTGATACGTTTAATGGAAGATCATCCGTGTCTACAATACCATGAATAAAAGATAACCATTCAGGAATTAAATCCTTACAATTATCCATAATATATACTCGTTTTACATATAATTTGAATTTATTTGTTTCTTTATTCATTTCAAAAGGTGGATGCGAAGGAATATATAGAATACCTTTAAATTCTACTGTTCCTTCTGCTGAAAAATGCTTATAAGATAAACAATCTTGATAATCATTACTTATATTCTTATATAATGATTTATATTCATCATCTGTTACTTCTGACGATTTTTTACACCAAATGGGTTTGTCCATATTTAAAATTTCCCACTCTTTTACTTTCTTGGATTTACCGTATACACTTACTTTAATATCGTATGTAATAAATTGACTATGTTTTTTTACAATAGTTCGAATTCTTTCTTCTTCTAGATATTTAGTTTCTTCTTCCTTTAAGTGTAGAAGGATTTTAGTTCCTCTCTTAAAATCTTTTACTAATTCTGTATCTACTACCTCTGAGATTGTATAAGTCCCACTTGCAGTTGAATCCCACATATAAATATTATCACTATCTTCACTTTTTGTAATTAATTGAACTCTGTCTGCTACTAAAAAGGCAGAATAAAAACCTACACCAAATTGTCCAATCATATCCGCTTTTTTTTCTCCTTGTTCCATTTTCTCAATGAACTTTTTTGTTCCAGAATTTGCAATAATACCAATATTGGTTGTTAATTCTTCTTTTGTCATTCCAATACCATTATCTTCAATTACTAACATTTTAGTATCCTTATATGGAGTAATATTAATGTAATAATCTTTTACATCCTTTACGTTATTTTTTGTTAGATCATTGTGTCTCATCTTATTTAAAGCATCAGACGAATTTGAAATTAATTCCCGCATAAAAATTTCCTTATTACTGTAAAATGAATTAATAATCAAATTCATTAATTGACTAATTTCTGCCTTAAATTCATGACTTTCATTACCCTTTAAATTAATATTTTCATACTGGTTCTCTTCTACTTCTTCTTCTTCGCTATCGTTTTCTACTTCTACATCAGTTACTTCATCAACGCTTTTTACATCAGTTACTTCATCAATGCTTTTTACATCAGTTACTTCATCAATGCTTTTTACATCAGTTACTTCATCAACGCTTTTTACATCAGTTACTTCATCAACGCTTTTTACATCAGTTACTTCATCAATGCTTTTTACATCAGGTACT